ATCTTGTCAAGCCACTTACCCGACTCGAACGGGTGACCTGAGCTTTACAAAAACCCTGCTCTATCCAGCTGAGCTAAAGTGGCAACTCCCCCGGCAGGATTCGAACCTGCGACCCAACGATTAACAGTCGTTTGCACTACCGCTGTGCTACAGAGGATTGTTTGCCTTTTCTTCTTTGATGGTCTTGAAGTAAAGACTATAATATCTTTTCTTCATATTGTCAATGTCATTCATATCTTCTTCAAATCCCATATATTTGAGATGTTGGAATACACCTTCCATCTCTCCTATAAGGAGAAGGAGATTGGTGGAAGTTCGTGGTCTCCCACCAAACTTCCAATGATCATAATTAATGCCCATAAAAAAGAAAGGACAACGACTCAAGTAGGATTCGAACCTACGACCGACTGCTTAGAAGGCAGTTGCTCTATCCAGCTGAGCTATTGAGTCAGTTGGATTGAGAGGTGGAGATCAGTTTATCGATCTCTCTTACTGTTTACCTCTCGTAGTGTGTGTCTCAGGTCTCCCTTCAACTCGTTTATTATAGTACCTCTTGCCCTGTGCGTCAACCTTCTTCTGCAGGTGCTTCTGTTTCTTCGGTGACCTCTGGTTCTGGCAGTGTGACTCCGACTGCTTCCAGATACTCAATGGCACCTTGTGTCTTTAAAAACAACTCTCTAGTTCTTGTAGATTGATTTCCAAGTGTTTCTAAATCTGATGCAAGTTTAGTTCTTTGCTCAACTAATTGTGTAAGATGCTCTTGCTGGTCATTCATTGTATTGTTCAATATAATACATCTCGTTTATTTATAAACTTCTATATGCTAAATATTTGCAAAGCAATTGCATCGAAAAATGAAAAAATCTCTGCTGTTCTTAGGAATGATTTTTTTGACGGCACCCGCAGCATATGCCGATATTACTCACAAACTTTCTTCCAGCGTTCAACTAACTGTTGATGCTGCAGCAACTCAAGTTGACAGAATTGGAAATACATATTCAGTTTCAGGAAACGGAGTTTCATTAGATGTTGCCGGTGGTGCAGGATCTGAAGATCTCAATATTGGAGGTCTTGGAACTCTTTCATCTGGGGTTTCAAGTTCTGCTGTAATTCCAACAGCATATCAAACAACTGATGGTGCTTCTTTCTCATTCACCAATTCATTCACTCAAGGTGATGCTATGGTGACTAGTGCTCCTTCTACCGGTGCAGTATCTGCTCTGTCTAGTCAAGTATCCACTGCGGCTGGTACTGGAACACCTACCGGATCAATAACTACTGCAGGAGCAATTACTGTAGGAGCAGGTGGAGCAGGAAGTAGTTCAATTGGTCAGTTTGTAAGTGAACTTACGGTTAAGTGATAATGAACCGTTTATATGAATCCATTGGATTGGGATTAATATTAGGTGCAATTCACGGACTGCTTCAACCTGTTGGGGCAGTTCCTGTTGTGCCTAATTTTAGTCAAGGTTCAATGACAAGTACAACGGAAACAAAGACAAAAGTAACGGAAGTAATAAATTCTATAAATTATAATACAGGATACCAATATAGTGTGACAGGCACAGGAGTGGAGATGGACGGTTCCAGTATATCACCAGGAACTACTTCTTCATCAACGACTATCGATGGGGTGACTTCGACATGGACCAATCTAGATTTAAACAATCGACCAAACTGGAAACAAACGACTCCAGGTGCGGCATTTCAGTTTACAGAAACTTATCAGGGCGCAGGAATAAGCAATCAGACAATCATAGAAAGAACAACAGAATTAGAAAGCGTCACGACAACTACAAGTATCTTTACGCAGTAATTGCATTACTATTTGCATCACCAGTTAACGCGGAAACTGTTGGTGGAGTATCAGCAACTGCATCTCCAGTAGCTAATAGTTCAGGTTCGGTGACAAATCAGGCAATCCAGGTTTTACAAGGCCCATATATCACTAATACTTATGGGGGAGGGATCAGTTGTCAGGGTCCTACTATGAATTTTACCCCTTATGTGACGGGTGCAGTATCAGCACAAAAACCATATGAAGGATATTATGATGATCCAGTTTATGATATGACTGATAACTTTGGTGCATTCGATGAGAATGGATTACCTATAGGTGATGGTAGATTAGATAATCCAGGTGATGTTCAATTTTACCGGCCGGTAAGAACAGGACAAAAAGATAACTATAACTTAAGTGTTGGATTCTCTGCAACATGGTCCAAACCCCTAGATAAAAAGTTACAAGAACAGTGTAAAGAAGCAGCAGCAACACAAATTGCCTTACAAAAACAATTAACTGCCAATAAAAGATTAGATTTTGAGATTGCCAGACTTAAAAACTGTGGTGAACTCAAAAAGCAAGGAATCTATTTCCACCCAAAATCACCATACTATTCAGTATGTGCTGATGTAATCGTTACAAATCCTGGTGGAGTTATTCCTCCTCATAAACATAATATCCCGGCACCAACATCAAGGAAGGCAGAAGATCTTGGTGGCCCTATGTCACTTACCCCTTAACTTTCTTGCTGTTCTGTATGCTTCAGTAAGTTCTCTTTGCATCTCTCGTCTTTCCTCGACACTATAAACTTGCGGAACTCTACCAAGTTTTTCATGTATCTTTTTGATTAATTTCTTAACTACGGGTTTAATTATCTTCAACAAGAAATCAGCAACTGGTCTGGCAAGTAATGCACTAGTTGCCGCGGCAGCAGCAATCACAGTCGTAGACACAACTGCCTGTGCAGGTGGTAGGTATTCTATAATATCAAAACTATCTTCCTCTAAAGGAACTTCTTCGATAGTTTCTTTAACTGCAGGAACTTTTGATTTTTCTGGAACTAACTTCTTAGTATCAGGAAGTTTAAAATCAGTCTCTGGTGGTTTATATGGAGGTACTTTTGATTCTGGTGTTTTAATATTTCGGTCAGGTTCGTAGTTTATAGGATTAAATGACGGTATGTGCCCATCACAAAAAATCAATGTTCCGTTAGGATCATCATTTATGAGTGCAGTATTTTTCGGGTTCTTTTCTTGATGTGCCTCAACGCAACCAGGCATATCCACAATAGGAAATCCCAACTGCACTGTAACTGGAACAGCAGTAGGTATTGATTGTGGAGGTGTTATTAAATAATCAGGAATCTCTGGTATTGAGAGAGATCTAATATTAATTTCAGGAATTTCCTGCATCAGTCATTCTTAAACAAACCTGCCAAACCACTAAAAAGATGATAGAAAATAATGTAAAGAAAGAATCTATTATCACTATTATTCTTTCGTGTTTTTGCACGATACTTAGAATTATTTTTTTTCAAAAGTCCAGATACTGACATACTACAAACTCTAATTATTCTTTATTATTTAACAATATTAAGGCAATTCTCAGAAAGGAACTGCTCCCCCAGTCATAGAAGGTGTTGATTCGGGAACAATTCCTCCTGTAGCACCGGGAAGTTCTGGCATAGCAGAATCAATCAAACCAGGAAGTGCTTGTGTGATTGCTTCCGTAGCAGCCTTAGTAACTCCCTTCTTTGCGTTTTCAATCATTGCATCCTTGTTAAGATACACATAAGTACCACCACCGACAACGGCAGCAGATACAGCAAAAGACGCAAGTGCAAGGACATTGATTAGTGTTTGCATTAGATTAACGTACCTTTGGTACGACGAATTTCTTTGAGTTCTTCGAAGTTCTTATTCTTTGTCCCCCCATCGTATTCCCAAGCATATCCTTCTTCAATCATCTGTTCATTCAATGAGAGTTCATCTGTCCCAATATAAAGCCAACCAAGAAGACGACCATACTTACCCATACCACCCACCAGTTCAGTTCTGATAACCAAGTCATCTTCTCCATCGATAGCACCTTCTAGTTTTTCTTTCATCCAGTTGGTGGCATCAAGACCTAACGCCTTCTCTTCAAGATCACGGGTTCTCTTTTCTGGTGTATCAACTCCTGCAACTCTAACTCTTTCTTTCTTGTATAGATCAAACCCGAGATCAATAGTAACGTCAATAGTATCGCCATCGACAACACGATTAATCTCTATCACTCGAAAGTTGTAACAGGATTTCCTGCTCGGTGGTGACATTGCTCCCATAATTGATCTCCTCAGTTAATGCACTGATTTCAGTAACGTACGATGATTTAATCAATTGCAAAGGACATGGTTCTTCACTCATACCTTCTTCAACAAATGCCTTTGCAGGTTGTGCATCAGCAGCAATAGCAATTCCTATAACAGTAATAGCAGCAGAAATAACAGCAGCAGCACCACCAACCCAACGTTCTAATTTGCGGACACGTTGACGAAGTTCTTCTGCTAGTGCATCAGTATCATCAATTTTGTGTTTCAGGAGTGCTATCTCCTGATCCTGATCCGCGTCCTTCTGGTTGATTTGATCCGGCATCGTTCAGTTCTGCGAAGGCCATATTCATAATAGTATATATGTAATAAGTAACGCCAAAAAGAAGTAGTAACATACAAATTACAATACTCCAAGTTACATCCGTAACATCATTCAGTGGTCTCAGCAATAAATTCATCACAACCCTCCGTCATTGATGTGGCAAGTTCTCCACCAATTTCTGCACCTTTATCCTGTCCAAACATTGCTACCCAACCAGCAGCAACCCATCCTATATATGGAATTCCTGTTAAAAAGGATGCGGCACCTGTTCCGATACTAGCACCGACTATCCTTCCGGTTTGCTCCCCACCACCTGCCGCCTTGATACACTCTTCTCTTTTTGCACTCCACTTTCCCATAGAACCTCCTCCCGTATTCGGAGAACCGTTCATTGTATATTGTTGAAAAGTTTCCATCTCTGTATTACCACCAATCCCTAAGAACCCACCATTCTTTTTAATATTCTTTGTAGTCGTCAATACCTTCGGATCATTTGCCTTATACTCAATTACATATCCATGCTTTCCGGCACGGATAACATAAGAACTATAATCACCCAAAGGCAGATCAATTTGAGGCATCTGAGTTCGACTCATCAGATGCCCAATAACACCAAGATGTGCAACTCCAAACAGTGTTCCCACTGAAAGGAGAATCCACTTAAATGGTCGGTTTGACTGGGGGTTCTCCATCTTGTCCTTGGATTTTGATTGGAGCTTGCTCGATTCTGATTGTCTGAGCAGGGGCAGTTTGGGCAGCTGCATCGATCAACTTCTGTAAATCTGCTTTGCTTATACTACCACCAGTGGCAGCAGAACCATTAGATCCATTTTTCTTTGCAGTCTGGACGCCGAACGTCGCTAAAACGCCTGTAAAAACTGAGGCGATGAAAGTTGGATCAAGTTTCTGTTCTGGAATACCAAGAGCAGGTGGGAGTTTAATATACGCTAGAGTAAGAATACCACCAGACCATACTAAAATTCCTAGTCGTACAAACGTTGAAAGAATCGCAAGTTGTTCGTCTGCGTCGTCAACCTTTTCTTTAAGTTTGCCAAGAGGACCTTTCTTTTTAGGTTCCTCTTTTTTGACTTCTTCTGGCATCTACAGCAAGCATGGCTCTGCTATTTATGATTGAAGAAGGTCTACAGTGATGTTTGTATGTTCCAGTTGATTAAATCTTTGACAGAGAACAGAACTTGATTCATGTTCCCATTTACGATATGAATCTTTTAAGATTTCAGTATAATTAGTTCCATCGTTCTGTCTCATTTCATCAGCAACGATTTTCTTAATTAATAGATCTCTTGTTAAGTTAGTCATACTAGAG